CGGTGACCTCGATCTCCTCCTCCGAGCCATCCTCGGCGGTGACGATGATCTTGGCGGGCTTGGGCATCCCGGCCCGCATCTCGTCGCTCTCCGGCGGCCGGGCCGGATGCTGGAGCATCTGGTTCCGAGGGAGCGGGATGACCGCGCCCATCGGGGGCATGGCCTGAGGCGGCATCTCCCCACCCCCGGCCTCGGCCCCCTGAGCGGCAGCGGCCATCTCCTCCGGAGTCGGCGCCAGCGCCATCGTGGTAGGGGCGGTCATGCCTACGGTCGGGATCGGCTGCTCCTGGTCCTGGCCCGCCTGCTCCTTGGCCTGCATGGCCTTGGGCTCGTAGTCGGCCAGCAGGTCGTCGGGGATGTGCAGCCCCCGGGCCTTGAGTTCCTTGTAGGTCTCTTTCCTGACCTCTTCGGCCTCCACGGCCTGGTTGACCTGCTCCTCGTGGGTTCGCTCGACCTCGTCGTCGAGGTCGATGGGGACGTTGACCAGGCGGGTCTGCATGGAGATCGGGACACCACTGGCCCGCAGGGCCTCGTAGAACTGCCGGGTCGACTCCTCGTCCTGCATGGACATGACCTTGATCTTGAGGTCGGGGACGAGGAGCTTGGGCTGCTCGACGATCCGCTGCTCGCCCGTCTCCTCGTCGATCTCCAGGACCTCTTCCATGACCGGGTACCGCTTGCCGCCGCGCTCCTCGTAGTCGTAATGCTCCTGGGCCTCGGCGACGACGAGCATCCGGTCCTTGACGAACTTCTTGATCAGCCGCTGGTAGGTGGTGAGCAGCTGGGAGATCAGGTCTCGGTTCAGGGCATCAGCCGCGTAGGTCTCGCCCGACCCGGCACCGGAGAGCATGGTCCGGCTCAGCCCGAAGGTCTGGAGGATCCGCTCCTCCAGACGGTCGAAGTCGTTGTCCATGTTGGGGATGACCTCGCGGCCCAGCACCGGCCCGATCTCCAGGGCGAAGTGGTGGACGAGGACCCGGAAGTCCCCGGCCAGGGCGGCGTCGAGGGCCTCCTCGAAGTCGGCCAGGTCGTCCTCGGTTGGCACCCACGGCTGGGAGGTGCCGAGGTCGCTGGCGCTGGCGCCGAGCTTGGCCACGATGAGGGGCGTGTAGAGCCGGTCGGCGACCGAGTCCATGGCCGCCATCATCATCTCCTCCTGCATGACGGCCCGGAAGGCCCGCATGAGGATCGGGACACCCCGCGGGAAGAACGTGTCGGCCTTGAACCGCAGCTGCTTCAGCAGGACGTTGCTGACCGGCATCCGGGCCTGGTCCCCGAGGAAGTTCTTCAACTCGGGATAGGTCGCCATCAGCTGCTCGAACTCCCACTTCGGGGAGCGCTCCTGGATGATCTTCCTCAGCGTCTCAGGGAGGCGGATCTCGAAGCGGGGCTCTTTGAGGAACGGTGACCGTTTTACTTCAACATCGTCGGGGTTCAGGAGTTCGTCCGATTCCCAGATCCCGAGCATCTCGTTGAACGAGCCCAGTGGCCAGGCTTCACCGACGGTCCAGTACTCCCGCCCGACGTCGATGAGGTAGTCCTCGTAGCCAAGCTCATCGAAGAAGAGGTCGGTGTAGAAGTCGGTCAGGGCCTTGTCTTTGCAGACGAACTCCATCCCGGTGAGGGGATACTTGCTGAAAATATCGATCGCCGATGCGATGATCGGGTGGGTCATATATAGGAGCCTGCAATTGCGAGAGCCATAGCCCCAGGCGATGTAGTTGCCCGTCTCGGTCTGCATCGAGACGACCTCGCCAGGACCGATCGCCCGGACCTCAACGACGTGATCCTTCGACCCGGCCCACCCAAGCCGGTCGTTCCATGCCTGCTCCACCTTGACCGACCACGGCATCCAGGTCCGCAGGCGAGCACGGTTCTCTAGGGTCCCTCGCAGAATCCAGAGACGAACACCTGGCGTCCGATCGTTGACTCGGTAGTCCAGACCCAAGACGTTGAGGGCCGCTTCGATACGTTCGCAGATGGCCCCATTGACCTCGGCCGACTGACCAATCCTGATCTCGCCGCCGGACACGGTCCCATCGGCGTCGATGATGCCTGCCAGATACCCAGCGGCCTCGACATCCTTACGATTCACCAGAGGGGCCACCGGCTGCACCAGGCTCACCATGGTGTTGAAGCGCGTCGGCCCACCCGGGCCACCCTTTGAAGGACGAATCAGGGGCTCGTACTCGTTCGCCCCAGGCGCGCTGGCGTGCCAGTAGTTGGCCCATTGGTGGTCGGGGGTGCAACGGATGACCCGACCGCTCTCCATCGTGGCCTCGACCACCATGGGGGCTTCTCTCCGTTTCGTCGCCAGCACCTTGGTGGACACCATGCGCTTACGCCGACGCTGGGGTCCGACCTTCCAGCCGATCACCTCGTCGCCGACGACCACCTCGCCGATGGGCTTGAAGGTTCCATCAGCCATGAGAATGGGTGCATCTGGCGTATTGCAGTACTCCCTGATCTTGGGGAGTTCATCGTCCTTCGTGTAGTCGAAGGGCAGGTTGTTCTGGCGCCAGTAGAAGAGGGGATCCCTCGGGCGGCCGGTGGCGAAGGAGACGCTGGGACCGCCGCCCCCGCCACCGCGGCCGTTCATGGCCTGGGCCAGCTTGGAGGCGATGCGGCGGTTGCGGGACATCTCGGCCCGGACACCGGAATCGTCGACGGGGCCTTCCTCCCGGCCCTTGGCCAAGGCTGCCTGCCAGGGGGTGAAACTGTGCGGCGCCGGGCGCCCGCTGATCTTCTTGCGCTCCTCAGCCACGTCTCACCTCATACGCCTTCCAGCCCCGCAGCGCCAGCGCCCGAATCCTGTTGCCGAACTCGCGGCGTACCGGCCAGGGAACCACACCGTCGTAGCGCTCCAGCAGCGCCAGGAGCACCCCCAGGTTGTCGGCGCAGGTGGCGCAGAGCAAGGCCGATTCGCCCTGAGCATCGGGCGAGAGGTAGACGTCACGGACCACCAACGGGGTCGGGGAGTGGAAGGCGGCGCCGACGCATTCTGTCTGCCGGGCGAACCATCCTTCGGCGGGGACATCCAGTCCCAGGGCATCGAGCGCCTCGGCAAGCTTGGCGGGGAAGGACATCACTGCCGCCGCGATGACGCACCCCGGTTCTCGTCCCGCAGGATCTTGAGCACCGCCGACTTGTCGTCGGCGTGGAGGACGGCGAGATGACGCACGAACGTCTCGACGTCGCGGGGGATGCCGTCCTCACCGAGCAGGAAGCTCTGCTTGAACTGCGGCGGGATGTTGCTGTCATCACCGTCCTCGTCGCCGCCCTCACCCAGCAGTACCTCGAACTCGGCGTTGATGTCGCCCGGTGGCCCGCTGGGAACCGGCGCACCCTCGGATGTGGTCTGGCCGCCCTGGTCGCCGGTCGGCTCGCCGCCGCGTTCGCCGGGCATCCCCGGCATCTGGAGTGGCTCGCCGGTGAGGGGGTTGGTCTGGGGCTGGGACGGCTTCGTCGGCTGGACCTGGACGGTGAAGGCTGTATCGCAGAAGTCGCACTCGATGGTCCCGTCCGAGCGCCCGGTGACCTGGCCACCACCACACATAGGGCAGTGGTAGACGGTCGCGCCGTCGCCGGAGTCGTGGGCGACGGTCTGGAGCGAGCCGTGGAAGCCGATCGGACGGCCTTCGCCACCCTTGCCCGTCGGATGGCATCCGGGGCAGAGCAGACGCCCGTCCTCGGCCCGCATCCGGGGCCGAAAGGCGGGCATACGGATCCCGCACCCCTCACAGAGTCGAGCCATCTCAGCCTCCGAACGCGTCGCGGAGCAGGGCCAGGGCGGCGTAGGACACGAAGCCTTCGGCCTCGTCGTCGTCGAGGCTGGCCAGGATCTCCTGGACGGCCGGATCCTCCCGCAGCTGGGCGGTCACGCTCATGAGGGCCTGCTCGGCCGCCGGGGCCACCGCGGCGAGATAGCCCTCCTCGGCCATGACGGCCAGCAGGCCCTGGTTGCCGCGCCGTTCGTAGACGTCGCGCACCGCGGTGGAGACCAGGCCCGGTCCCTGCTGCGCTCCCCCGGCGGCGAGGAGGTCGTGGTTGGCGGTGAGGGTGATCTCACCGCGGCGCTCGCCGGTCGACCACAGGACGTGACAGGCCGACCCTCCGTTGGAGAGGATCTTGCCTTCGTCGCCGACGGTCAGGCGGTCGCCGTTGAACTCGTCGCCGACGAACGAAACCCGAGCGCCCTCCCGGGGAGCCGTGCTCATCCTCAGGCCGACCTCTTCTGCACCATGTTCGGATAGCGGGCGATGACCTGCTCGGCCACCCTGACGGCCTCCCGCTTGGGCAGGCCGGGATTGGCGGCCGTGATGCTGGTCGTGATCTCGATGACCTTGGCGGTGATGGGATCCATCGCCGAGGTCCGGGTGGCGTTGGCCTTCTCGGAGCCGGTGGCCACATGGCCGCAGTTGGGGCACTTCCAGTCGGTCATGCCCTGGAGGCCGCTCTCGGGGCGCATCCGGGTCCCGCACTGGGAGCAGGTGTAGCGGTAGCTGGCCGCCTCGACCTGGCCCGGCCGGTAGTCCTCGGGGTGCGCCGGGTCGCCC